TAGATTTGATCAACATCTTCGAGTTGTAGCTTTTTAATACTACTAGGTCCGAGTCCTTTGATTTTAAGGGTCTTGGCAAAATGTTCGATCTTCTTCTGAGCTTTTAAACCGCATGAATTAGACACGCAGTATAAAAGATCATTAGTCAGCACTAGCTTTGACCCACAAGAAGGGCAATAGTTAGGTGCTTGGATCGGTTTAAACATTTTGAATTCTCCGAAAAGTGAAAGTATATTATATGAAAGATTGAGATAAATGTCAAGAACTATTTTTGTGATGGTCTACCCTGCGAACTATGCGAGGTATGATTTCACCACTTCTAATAACTTCAACACTGCACCCAATTTCCAAATCAAGAGAGCGAATGTACTCGATATTATGTAGAGTTGCTCGGCTCACCGTAGCTCCGCCTACATTTACAGGTTCTAGAATACCTACAGGGCTCACAATACCTGATTTTCCAACTTGCCACACAACATCGAGTAGTTTGGTTACCACCCCTTCTTTCTGCTCTTTTAAGGCAAAAGAGCCTCTAGGGTGGTGGGAAGTGTATCCCATGTTGTAAAAAGTAGAATACTTATTTACTCGGAATACAGTCCCATCGGTAGGGTACTCTGTAGCATCAAATTTAGTTACTACATGAAACCCTTGGCGCGCTAAACTTTCCATAGCCTCAGACCAGGTAGGAAAATCTATATTATCTCCTACTATATCATAGGCGACAAAAGTCAATGGTCGAGCATGAAACTCGTCCAGGTCTTTTAAGTTTAGCGACCCCGATGCGACATTTCGTGCATTAGGAACTCTCGAAGGGCAAACTACCTCTCCTGTGATCTGAACCGTACTATTAATATCAATAGTATCAGGAACCAGGAACTTCAGCTTGTCTGATATATCTCTACCGAGATTACCATCACCTCGAGTGAGTCCAATTGCAAGTGTACCGTTTACATAAACAATAGACACAGCAGCGCCATCCAATTTAGGAGTACTAATGTACCCGTCTAGATCGGGAGCGTCGCTAATGTCAAAATATTTCTGCAGCGAGTACATTTTGTACAGATGTGGAACTCCATCAGTCACTGCATGACCGACTTCGTAAAATCCATATCTGTTTGCTAGTGAGTCAAACTCTTCGTCGGAGATAAAGGGCTGCCCTGAATAATAAGCATCACTAGCTTTTCTAAGAAATTCTAACATATCTTCCTTTTTATCTGTCGACCTAAGTATATATTATATAGCGTAGAGCAGTAAAAGTCAAGAACTATTTGGTGTAAATGCTTTGAATAATATCAAGAAAGTACTCTTCAATAATTTCTTTGCTTTCTGCTAGTGAAAGTATCTCTGCTAATCCAGAGAATAGCTCTCTTGAATTATCAAAGTCAATAGGAAAGCATACTCCCTCCGATGAAGGGAGCCACTCTTCCTCAAACCCTAAATAATATTTTCTAAGATGTAGATATTCTATGCCACGAAAAGAACTTACAGTAAGTCTTACCTGTATTTCCTTCTCCTGGTCATAGTGTATAATCTTAGTATAGACCTCGGGAGCTTCATATAATTCCATGTTAATTCTCGTTGTTCAATATAGACGCTAGAGGCATAACACTTGTTACATTTGCAGGTTTTAATAGACGAAAAGAATCCGTATCCCAACAAAATAGTATGAGAGTATCATCGGATTCTTTAGCTCTATTTTTCTTTTCTTGTATATAAGGTGTACTGAAGTCCAAGGTACACACGTTATATTTTAGCTTATTGCTATTTTCACTGCGGTAGGTAATTATAGCATCACCATACTCATCTACCAATGCTGCTAACTCTTCTTTTTTCACAATAACTCCTTTTTATAAGATTAGCAAAATCTTTTGCGCTACAAATATAAAGATAGTTTGTGTAAGAAGATGACACCGTATTTTTGATCTGCAGGCAGTGTCAAACCTCCTGCACTGGGGAAAGCACCTAAGGTAAACGAGGCGTGCTTTCGACCCAGAAGTTAGTTATTTACAGCAGTAAGTATAGTAGTAAAGTACTGAGCTGCTTTACCAGTAAGCTTGCTCACTACATCTTCATCTACTTCCTGACCTGCGTCAGTAATAGCAGCTACAAGAGCTTCCTGAGCCGCAGCTTTTGATACACGAGTACCGCCTGTGCTAGAAGAAGATTTACTACCTGAAGCCGCAGGAGTTTTCTTAACATACACACCTGCCTTAGTCAATACCATTCGAACACCGTTAGGTGATTCATCATATTCTTCTGCGATTTCTTTGACGATCTCCATGCTAGTCTCTGGAGTTGGTTCTGCAGCTTCGTATGCTTCTACTACTGCTGCTTTTTTGTCATCGTCCCATGCCATTTTTCGTTTCCTTCTGTTAGGGTTTTTGTCACCTGGGCAAGTGCCCAAGTACGCTAGTTGCTGAGAATAAAATCGGTCGCCCATTTAGTCCCTCACTTTGTATACTATATATTATAGAAGATGAAGATATAAATGTCAAGAAATTTTTTTAAATACGTGATAGGTTAATCTTGTATTTTTTCAGATGCTCTAGCTTGCCTAGATCATATGCGAGTGAATACGCATGGTATCCCGCTTTTCCTGCGCGAATAAGGGCTTCGCTGTCATCGCCTTCCGATTCCATAACAAAAATACGATAGCACTTGCTACTGTACTTCTTTTCATAGTTTGTATCTGAGTATCCAGGCTTTTCTGCTTGGTAATCAACCGACACTTCTTTTTCTATAAGTGCAGGCTTATCGTATCGAGCAGACCAAACTATCTCTCCTTCTTCGAAGTCTTCTGCAATACACTCATCCGGAAGATAGTTTATAGCTTCCTGGGTAGGTTGCGGAACGCCCACATTATCTATAAGACTACGAATAAATGCAGGAGATCGATACAGGCGCGCGGAGATATCCGTAATAGATTCTCCGCTTAGAAACCCCGATACTGCTTCTGAGATCTCATGATCTGCCGCAGGCTTTCCCCGATTCTGTGCTTTTCGAGTTTTAATATATTGTTTTCGCTCTATACGATCATCAATAATTCTCTGTAGACGAGTAGTATTGTATGCAATATTTAACATTGCACACGCATCTTTCTTCGAAATAGGATCTTCTCCGCTAAGAGCAGAGATTACCTTATCAATGTTAGTTGGAGATAGGTTTTCATAGTCTTTTTTCTTTACTCGCGCCATTCATCTATATCCTGTATATCTTCGAATTCTTTTGCTAGCTCAAAAAACTCTTCCCAGGCTTTACTCTTATCCTCTATCTGAGAGATTCTTCGTTGTAAATACCAAGCCGCTTTTTTCAAATCATCTAAAGCAGAGTCTTTCTTTCCAGCTCTTAGTGTATATTTTATAACATTTCCCAAGTGAAAGTCAAGATCAAAATCCTCAATAACATCAATTGCTTTTAAGGTTTTTCCATCATAATGTGTTGGATTGTTTATATTATTCATTAGTCCCATAGTCCTTCATAATACTTTCCAAATAGACGAAACCCATTTGCAATTCGTTTCGCATATCTTGTGTATCCTTCTTTGTCAAACCTTCCAAAGCTTTTGCTTCGTACCATTTCATAGAGTTCGTAGTCTTCTGTGCGACCCCGCTCATCTGGGAAAAGCCTAAGCTGCGCAGGACCTATGCCTTTAAACTCTAGTTCTTTTATCTCGTACTGGGGCTCTTCTTCAGAAAAGAAGGAAACCTCCCAGTCATCATCGACTTTATGCTCAAAAGACCAAATCATTTCATTTATGGCCCACTCCCATCGATCATGGACTGTAGAGTCCTCGTAGTTGTTTTCTGCACAAGGCTCTACTTCGGGCCATAACTCTTCTGGTACATCTTCTTTATCTACGTGTGGAGAGCCATGCTTAGTCTCTTTCAGTTGCTTAAGCATAGGCAAAATAATAAGTGCGAGAGTGTAGTCCATATTCCAGGTATCCCACTTATCTATTTTTATATCTACAGATTGTTCAGACCCATCATCGGGGTAAGGACCTATAGAAACTTTCATTATTCACACTCCATTTCCTGCGCTTGAGCTGCAAGCTCATCCAGGGCCTTATCCTGTAAGTATTTCTCTAGCACACTAGCAGGCGTTACTCCAGTAGCTCCTGCTACAATCATCCAAAGTATTCCCTGTTCTGTGCAGATCTTACGCTCTTCTTCGGTCATATCAAAAGTATATGTCGCAGAGCCGTCTTCATGTTCTTTTGTTTCAACTACTTCCATCATCATTCTCCTTTTGAATATTATAGATCGCAGGTTTCAGCTTTTCAAAACATTTATCACAAATGTGTGCACAATCTATCTGATGATCACGATTTGCATAAGGCACTAGCATGATGCGACAAACATTACAAAGAACTGTACCGTTGCCGTTATTAAACATAAATGTTAGATTGCTCATTTGCAATCCTCAATAAAGATTTTTAGTGTACGGTCGTCGTCTTGAAGCATATAGTGCATGAACTCTTCTGGTTCGAAATAACGAACATACTCACGACCATCTGGTCCAATGGCTTCAAGTCTTGACACTTTACTAAACTTTCGTTCACGCTCTAGTTCGCACATGTTCTTATACAAGAACCACGCATAGACTTCAAGGTCTTCACGACTTAGACGTGTAATTGTACCAGGAATCTCTTTTGGTCCAGTGCAGTGGTCATGATGACAACCAGCACTCATCTTTCCGCCTTCGCAGCATACGAGTGTCATCATTTATCTCCAAATAAAATAAAATATGTGGGCAAGTGCAACAATTGGTGTTGCTACAACTATTACTCCCAATGGAATTACGATACCTTTAGGAACTTTGTTAATGTCAGCATATACCGCTCTTATCATTGGACCAATTACGAACAGTATCATAAGAACTACTGCATAAAAAGATAGAAAGATATTAGT